TCTTGAGGATCATAGGACCCCGCGTGGAACATACCGTGTAAGGTCCAGTTAAATCCTAACAGATCCTTCATATATTTGAGTTGAATAACCGTGGGGTTCCAAGCGTCTGTAAAAAGTATGTGATCGTCTGTAGAGGTCTCCCCTCTATTGTGATGCTCTAAAAAATTACATAACTGCGAACTTTTCCAATAGTTAGTATCCGAAAAGTTTAGGAACGCACCGGGAGTAAGTTGCGAGTCTTTTTGGACTCCATCAATCTGGACTACATTAAACTTATCCCCTACATTCTTCTTAAGAAGTTTTGGAATATGTTCGTGCCATTGTGCTGTGTATCTGGTCTCAATGGGCTCCAGCGAGAATATCCATATTGTTGATTTCAAAGTTGTCTCCTATACTACATTATATAGTAAAGTGGGGTATAGGTCAAATATATTTTGCTCATTCTTCAACTCCGAAATGTTCTCTAATCTCTACCGCACAATCCTGTCTGCCTGACTTAGCTTCAATGCTATCCTCGCCATCCACATCTTGACAAATAGCGACACATTCCCGCACAATCAACTCGGCGAACTTTTTTGCAAAGTCTTTACTATAGGGAATAGTCACAGGATATCCATCCGGACTTTGGTGTGAAGCCTGTTCAGCAAGTTGTTTAATTCGTTTGTTCATTTCTTTTCCTTACAGTTATCAAAGTGGTATCTCTTCATACCGCTAACTCCGCCTTGTTTAGTACAGTGAGGACAAACAAGCACAGGTTGAGGTGTTCCTTTTAGCGAAGTAGAAACACCCAATCTACCAGAAGGCAATCCCTTCCTACGCTTATTGGATTCTGATATATGTGGAGCAGGACCAGTTGTCTTGCCCTTGTTCCAAGGTGTTATACCTTTCTTATGGATAGCATTGGCTTTACTTGTGCTGGGCATTTTAACTCCAGCAGGAGCACCATCTAATCCATTCTCCGGAATCATGTTGGCCCATACTTTCTTGCCACGGGAGTCTACAGCATCTACTATGTTATAGAACTCACTAAAGAATGTAGCAAATTCTACTAACTGATCCATGTCGGTAAATTTTTCACACCATACAGTTGTAATATCTTCACTGTGTTCTTTTAAGTGTCGCAACCAATACTTACCAGAACCTAAATAGGTCTGTGGGTCCTTGGTAGTCTTGCCAAAGTATCGTAGTCCAGTGGTATTGTGTTGCTTGATATAAAGCCAGGTTGGCTTAAATTCCGGTGATGGAATATTACTATAAATATTCATGCTGATAGTTCCTAATAAACTGTTAGAGTCAGTGGATGTTGGTAGCATCGCGACTGGCACTTTTATTTATACAGAACAGTCAGAAAGAATAGGACTGTCGCCAGGCTTAACTGATCCGGAGCAAAATAAACGACCCATTTGCTCAACTTGCCGAGACTTGTATATATTGGTACCACCAAAATTAAGAAAGGCGCCAGGAGTAGTGGCAGTAGGAATATCCTCAGGCCCGCATATAACTTGAACATCATGTCCTGCCTTTTTAAGTAGTTTAGGAATATGTGATTTCCACTCGCCGGTATAGCGAGTGGATACAGCTTCGAGATCAACGAGAAAAACGGTCATCTCTCTTACCTTTATAAGGCTCACGTACACGCACTGGCTCTGGAATACCAGCGGCTTCTCTGCGTGCCTTGCGTTCTAGGTACTCTTGAGTACGCTGGAATGCCTTGTAGTCAACACTGCGATATAGATCCGCAGGATTAAACTCGATAAGATTGATCCTACAGTGATCGAGCCATTTATCTAGATCGTCAAAGATCTTCGAAACTTCAGGTTTCAAACGGAGTGTTTTTTTAATGTAGGCAGGAATTGCCATTTTTATTTCCTTTTAATTAAGGTTTATATTCGACGATACCATCTGATTCGCCGTCCTCTGATACTACTACTTCATAATATCTTTCACCGTATTTTGGTAAAAGATGATTCTCTAAAATATCTGTTGCGATCATCTCACATGATTTGTGATTCTGATCTCCAGACTTTATAAAATCCTGTAAGGCCCATTTAACTAGGAAAAATTCTAATTCACGATCTAGATGTTCAACGGAGATCTTTACTTCTACCTTAAACATATGACGATGTTCGTTTTCTAGAAACTTGATACGTGGATCGATAGTGCCTGCATCTGGGTAATAATGGAAACCTTCAAACTCTGTACGAACTTTGATGTAGGTTTCTTTATTTGGACGCCAGTCCTGTCTTAATATGTTTGCTGTCATTTAATGATCTCATCGTTGGAGTATTCGTCCCAATTGGTAAAGTACTTGCGTTGTGTAATGGCGCCAATCGGTACACACCATACACCTGGATTTGTAGCTTGGAATCCTATATCGTCAATCTTGATTGTAGCATTATAGCCCAGCTGTTGTAAATAGGGCAGTTTCACCGAAATCTGAGGAATGAATCTGCGGCATTCTATTAGTGAGCTTTCTAGTAGTCCTTCTACCTGGGCCACATCTAGATCTAAAGTACACCAGAGATCAGCACCGAGACAGTGTTCGATCATGGTCTCCCAAGGAGCCCATCCTTGACTGTCGTTGGTGTCTAGTTTCGGAAAGCTCTGATTAGCACCAAAATAGATATGCTGGCATTGATTCTTTTCGGCCAATTCTAATATAGTACCAATGGATTGTACACCTACTACAAATAGCGTCTTCATACCATAGGCAGGAGTACGTTCGATTTCTGTACCTATGAAGAACTCTGCTGAGTCTGCTTCACCTGTATTATAGGTTCTTTTCATTTTTGATCATCTTTTCTAGTAAAAATATAGTATAACAGAATGCCAATAGATGAGCAATATTCTGGGCCTTGACTATGCTGAATAACAGATACAGAACAATAAACACTGCCATTCTCTGTTCTGGCATGTCGTCAAACTCCTGTTTGATTTTAGAGATGATTTCTTTTAACATTATTCTTCCACGAAATCGATGACATTGCCTTGTTCGTCTGCGGCAATAATACGCACCGTTTCACCGGCTTCGTTTTTAATTTCAATAGGTCCCCAGATCCACCAGTGTGTATCACCCTGCATCCAACCTTCTTCTTCTAGATCGTAGGCAGTGTGTTCGTCGAGAAATTCACGGATTTCTTCTTCCTCGTCATCATCTAATCCTTCGATTTCGACATCATACCAGCAACCGCCGTCAAACATTTCAACAAGGTCGACACTGTCAATATTATTGATCGTGCAGTCTAACATGTCGATACTGTCTCGTTTGCCATTACCCCCAGGAACTTCTGTAAACTCAAACTCTGGAGGATTGTCGTCTGTGGTTTCTACTGTCCACTCACCATAACGGAAACCGTTAGTGACTGTGACCATACCTTCACCTTCTCGTTGATGATATGATTCGACTTCTTGACAAGATTTTTTATAATATGTACTAACGGTCCAGGTTGCCATAATATTTCCTTAATTGTCTAGATCCATAGTGTTCCACTCTTGGATCACTGCTAATAGTTCTTCTTCAGTATTGCACATGACCTTGGCTGTCTTCCAATCTTCTTCTTCGTTACGGCCACTGACTTCAATCATCCAGCCATTGTCATAGCGATTGACTGTGATTGATCCGTCTACTTTTGCTAGTTTCTTTAATTTTGATGCCATTTTAATTCTCCTTTACTTTCTTCTTACGTGTGGCTTTGGGTTTGACTTCTGTTACGCTGTCTAATGCGGCCTGTACATCACGAGACAATGCTTCGTTGTCCCACTCTAATGTGGTCTTACCATTCTCGTGAGTATATACAGTAAGGTGAGATCCTTTGGTCACCTTGGGCCATGCTACTGATTCTTCTTTTTTCTTTCTAGGCATTTATCAATCCCTCCTCTAGAGCTCTTAAATCGTCATCATCAGGATTTGCTAAATCGATCTCATCCTGTTTGGTCACTACTGTTTCGAATAGGCTATTGAATGTGTTCTGTGCAGGACCACCCTGTAGTCGAGCACCTTCTAGGCTACGCAAGAAAGGACCAGCTTCATCTATAAGAGCAAAGGCCGCCTCTTTATCAGCAGTTTCAAATAGTTCTGCTACGAACTTGTTGAAGTAGAGTATGTTGCGTGGAACCCAGTCTGAGTATTCATCGCTCATATCTTGGGACTTGACCTTCTTCCAACTACGCCAATTGATTTTAGCCTCTGTCTTGGCACACTCGATATCCATCAACTGCTGGGCACGCTGTACCGCAACGATATGACAGTAGACATTATGTCCCATCATCAGTGCATAGGCGAAACTATCCCAAGCAGTCTTACCTTCTTTGCCAATCTTGTTCAACATACCCGGAGCATAGTGGCAGATATCGCCTACTGTGAGTCTGCGACCAATTTCACTTTCGAATGGGAATGGGATGTCTGATTCGGCGAGTGCCTTGTTGTCGAATGCCTTGTCCATAATAACGCTCCAACGTTTCGGAGTGTGGACTGCGTTGGTATAGACGAGACCGTGTGCTGTTGCGATAAACGGAGAAGCGCAGTCGAAGCTGATGGTAAGTTCTTCATTGATGTGTTTCCTTATCTGTCTCTGTATCAGGGTCAAGTAGCATGACCAATCCAACTGTGCTGTACCCAAGAAGTGTATCCAGTTCTTACCTGTAAGCATACCTTCATCACGCATAGTCATCAGACGCTTGAGAGTGATGTCCATCTTACACATATTGGCACCACCGAATGCCCAACCTTCTGCCTCACGACCAGCATACTTGCCTTTAGGATCTGAGAACTCTTTTACACCGTTATACCATTTTTCAGCTGTGTCCCAATCTGACCCCTGTAGAACGTTCAACCATTTTGTCTGACCCAATCTGTTCATCAAGAAATAGTCATTGTTGAAACGAGTCTTTTCTAGGCAGTCATCGAAAGATTTCAATCCTGTCTTTGGAGAGTGGATGTGATCACAGGCCCAGGTCGGCACGTCTAGCATCATGGACCAATCAGCAGTGACCTCTAACCACTCTAGGATCTGCTGTCGAGTCTTGTTGGCAGCCGGACCATCGAAGTTCAACCAATCAAACTTCAACACACCTTTACCGATCTGATATCCCCCAGAATCACCTAGTATCATCGTGTTGGCACGGTCACGCTGTTGTATCATTGACTCTTGCGTCATCGATTTGTTGAGATCTAACTGTGCGTGACCTGCTGAATATAAGCCATACTTGTAGGTAAAATATCCTTCTTCTGGATTGAGGAAGTTCATGCCTTCAATGCCACGATCGAATCCTGCGGGGATACGATCTTTGGGCACGAATTCTTCTAGTTTCTGCTTTGCTACATAGGTACTATAAAAACTCGAAATGGCGGGAAGATATATCGCATATCCCTCTTGCAACGGTGTTAGGTTAACTGGTGGTCTTTTCATCTTTACTCAATATTGTGGTTATTTTTAACTGCTCTTGTGCCTTGACGACAGCTTCATATGCTATTTTAACAGCTGGGTTGGTTTCGATCAACCGTTCAATCTTCCGTTCTTCTTCACGTTTGGCCTTGGCCCAATCTAAAAGATCGACCGCTTCTTGATCTAATCCTACAGTAGCATAAGCACTAGATAACTGTATCCAACCATTTCCATCATATATTTCTATATTCTGGTTGCCGGTATTGAATCTCATGTTACCAATCCCCTGTGCTCCGGAGTAGTTGTTGATATAGTTAGTACCGGCGTTGCCACCACTTACATGGAAGTAACGACCGGTTGAACTTATGCTCTTGATCATTATGCCTGTGCTGGAATGATATACTGATATGTTGCGATACCACTGTCTAGTGTAATCTGCATAGCACCATCATTTGAGAATCCAATCTTGGCATTGTTGGCATCGGCGATCTTCAAGATACTCAATACCGGAGCCACTGGCCATGTCCAACCTTTGGTAATCTTGCCTGTGACGCCTGTGGCAAAGGTAAACTCACCACCGTGGCTGGCCGCATCACCGAATGTAAACTTCAATGAGTCTCCGTCTGTCTTGGCCAAGAACGTTGTGTGTTCTGTATTGGCACCTGCTTGGAATTGGAAACGCTGTACAGCGGCAACACTTGGCTCAACTTCAACGTGCCAGGTAACACCACGGAACTTAACTGTCTTGAGTTTTTCTTCGATGATGGCCTGATTCATGAAACGATAGTCATTCTTGAAGTCACCGTCTTTGTTTTCGAAATGCAAACCTACTGGCAGAGTCTCACCGTTGCGATCTGCTGTGACCAACTCGATAGTAGCGTCCTCTTGGTATTCTTTACCATCTAAAAGATAGCGTAGCTTTTCCAACTGTGGCATACCAAATGTACCGATCATTTCTGGACTTGGATCTTTGGTTTCTGCGTACATGATCACTGTGCGATCATCTGCCATTGAATCGATAGATGTTTTATTTTCTGTGCCTGTGACCTTTACAATGTTTAGGAATCCTAATTTTTGTGTGTGATCTACGATATCTTTAAGCGTGTCTTTCATATAATTCTCCTTATGTATATTTTATTTAGGTTTTTGGTTGTTGTCAATGTAATTTTTTATTCAAAACTAAATAGATTTCCAAAGGTATTGGTCTGGGTGGTTGATACAAGGTCAAACTCCAGCACCCCGATGAGGTTGTCTAGTTTATTATTGATGATGGTTGTCTCCATCTCTGCATGGTCAAATGGTAGTTCTTGGAACCATTTGGGTAATCTCAATTCATCTACTGGATAGGCGATACTGGTATAGCCCAGCGGATTGGCCTTTACCTTACAGACGATGACCTTCATACCATCTACGATCTGTTGGCTGTATTTGTCACCATTCATGCGTTTAAGAGTATTCCAGTTGATACTGGCTCTAACGTGTCCTGGCATATTGGCCTTACCAAACTTCTTTTCTTTGGCTTCATAATCTGTAATATTATTGGCACGCTTTGGCGATCCTTTCTCCCAACCTGGTCGTGCCTTGAACTCTGTACGGAATTCACTGATCATATCTAGGATCTCTTCCTCTTGGCTACCATTCAATACTCGGGTCAAGACTTCCTCTAGGAACTTCTGCATGAACTCTGGAGTGTCAGATCTTTTCAAATCCAGGCCCATGGCCTTGATTTTTCCAGGCTTGCCATCTACATCGGCACGTTTGCCTTCTTTGTCATAGTAGAGCACAGCATAGCGTTTCTTGGTGATGAACAGTCCCTTGATGGCAACGATCTCACGACCTGCCTTGATCACTTCACCGCGGCTCTTTGGACAATGGAATGCCTCCTGCATGAATTCTGGGAATGTGTCATTGACCGCTTCTGAGATAGTGTCATATAGTTTTACCACTGAATCTTTGTCCCAGGGGATCTCTCCCTTTTCTATCTCCTTGCGTAGTACAGAGTAGGCTGAGAAATAAGCCGAATCAGTATCGCCATAGATGATGGCCTTGCCCACGTGATCATATTCACCTGTAACTACTTCGTTTATCTTGGCAGCCATATGTTTGGCGATCTGGCGTCCTGTAAGAGTAGTGGATTGTCCAATACGATTATCAAAGAACCTGCAACCAGCGTTGAGAATAGCACCATATAGGCTATTGAGGTTAATTTTCTTAACTAACTGTCTTTTATCCCAATATTCTTCTTCAATCTTATTCTCCGCTTTTATCGCATCTCTCAGTTTGGCCTGCATTTCTTTACGTTCGGCATACCAACGTTTTAGCAGTCCTGGAATGATACCTTCGAACTCATGCGTAAATATCGTACCGTTAGCACTCAGCATCCAGGGACGATTGCTTTCATAGATCATTTCATAGATCTGTGCGCCAGTCATAACATCAGTATCACCGTTTTCCCAATCTACGATGATATCACTGGCCTTATCTTGATTCATCACGAGATCATACTCGTTAGCACCGAACTTGCCTTCCCATGCACCAGCAAAACTAGATCCCTTGGCAATTTTAGTTTCGATTTCATCGTTGGTGTAGTCCTGACGCAACTGCCCCACGATGGTTTCGGGTCCCATGTTCAATGCACGGATCACTGAAGGATATAGTGAATTGATGTCCATAGATCCGATATAGTCATGTATGCCCTTTTTAGGAAACGCAACATAGGCACCTGCGGCCTGTGTATTTGCCGTGTCGTCTCTGCGAGGACGGCTGGGCACGATCATACCTCTATGATGAGCTTCATTTACGATAGCCTGTTCAGTCACTGCCACTGCTCCCATAGTAGTTGCTAGTAGCACGGTATTTTCATGTGCGACGGTATTGGCTAGATCTAGGAATTTCAGTTTCTTATCCAGTTTGTCTAACAAGGCACAGTCTTGTCTGTTATATTCGATAAACTTGCGGAAGTCATTGTTGTAGAGTTGATCTAGGGTACCTTCATAGACTGTTTTATTTTCACCTATCTCCATTTCTCCGATAGCATCCAGTCTGTAGGTATGTCGCTCTTCGTATGTATATTTGCGGTACAGCTCGAGACTGTCCAAGTGAACACGACCGACCAAATCATAAGTGATAGCAGTTTTTCCATATTTTTCATATTCTCTTTTCTTTGGCATCTGATCCCATAGACAGAAACGGCGAGTGTCTTCTTTTGACAGAGCCTTGGTCACGCGATTAACAGTGTAGGGTATATCAAATCCTTCTGAGTTCCAGCCGCTTAGGATATCAGCATCTTCTATGAGATTGAGGAATGAATCTAGCATGTCTGCTTCACGCTCAAACAAGATAGTGTTGGGGAAATCTTTGACCTGTTCTTCTGCCTGCGCCATGGTCAGAGTCTTTGGAGGTACTGCTAGGCAGACCAGCGTGTCCATCCACTGTAGATGTACAGCGATGGCAGTGATAGGCATGAACGCATCTTCTGGACTAGCATAGCCACGTTCGGGGTCGAAGTCGACCTCGATATCGAAAAAGGCCACATTGAGCTTTGGAGTTTCTTTTCCTAGATAGTTATCTTCTAGGCAACGGAATATGGGATTGATATCGCTTTCATAGAGTCTATGGCTGGAGTGTATCTTCTGTTCTTTGATGAATTCTTTCCAGGTCTTGGCAGTGACCTTGCTAAGTGCTTCACCGTGGATTGATTTGAATTTACCCCTTTGATCTGGATAATAGAATAGATAACGGGCGGGATAGTCTCGATATACACGACCTAGTTTTGGGTCTCGTTCGACGACGGATACGATATCCTTCTCACGATCCCAGCGGGCATCAACGTATGACATTTAATTCTCCTTATACCGCTTATGGCCGGCAACCTTCACTTGGCGATTTATGGCTCGCAGGACCTTTCTCATTTTTATTTAGTCAGCATTCTTATAAGACCGACAAAATCGATACTAACAAGAAGGCAGTAATTAGCCAACATACCAAAGCTGCCACGAGTCCAACTTGCCCAAGCGTACATACAACACCCTGAAATCCAAATAGGGTACAAGATGAGAAGAGGGGGGTTAGGTACAGTAATGGCCATAGTAAGGCTACAACAAACACTAATAGCCCAAGCCAAAACTTCAACATAGAACCTAAGTGGCCACTCTTGGTGATCTCTTCTAGCCCATCGAAAAATATCTGAAATAGCATTGGCAATATACTCCATTAGTCTTGGTCGCGATTGGGATTGTTGTCATCGCGATTAGCATGCCCACTGATATCAACGATGGTTTCGAGATCATCAAACTCGCGGAACACTTGATCCCAGGTATCTTTCTGTGCGATCTTGATGGCTTTTTTGATAGTGCTGGGTTTGACCTCGAGTTCTTCAGCCACAGCTTTGATTGTGTCGTTGAGACCTTCTGATAGGTCTTGGATTTCCTGCATCACAGTGACACCCTCTGCGATGATCTGTTTGATTTTTGCCCGTTCTGGGTCACCGAATACTTTGCTCATAATGTTCTCCTATAAGCTAGTATATAGTATTGATACTAGGAAGTCAATGATTTTTTATTCGCAATTCCACTTGCGCAGGCTCAGTGCCTTACGAGTAGGTTTACCGTTGGGTTTTTTCATCGGACCTTTTACACCACTCATCCTAGCACAGAATGATTTACGGCGCTTGGCGGCTTTTGATCCGGGTTTGAGTTTTGATGGTTTGGTAGTGACCGCTGTCTGTAGGTGGCTTCCGGGATGCTCTCTGCGATAGCTGGCGACACCTTTGGCATTTAATCCACCGTTTTTGTTTTTACCAGCCTTGCGATGCCACGCGGCTGATTCATTTAAGAATGTTGATGCGAATTTTTCACAGAGACCTTGTATATCATCGTTGTCTGTTTCTTCTAGAGTGTAGTCATTGTGTTCGTTATCCTGGCTTGGATCGATATACCCACAATATACTTTCCGTACATTACTGTTATTGATTAGATCAGTACAGCTTTCACCGTAGCGTTCATCCATATCTTCATTGCAGGGACTACAGGTAGTCAGTATGATACTGCCTTCTGGAATATCTCCATATTTAGATTCATAATTTTCTATAGCAACACGTTCGGCATGTTTGCGTGTACCGTTTTCGGTTAGTTCATTAAGTGATATTACCTTGTTATGATCATTATCCATAACGCAGGCCGCTACCATTCCGTAATGATCTGGATCTTCTTGTTGCCCCTTTATCACTGCTTCACAGAGTTCCAGCAAGATTTTATCAAGATGATCTCGATCGTGTATTTTATAATCGCTTTTTATAAATTCAAGAATTTTCATTTTTTACGTTTTTTAGGAAG